GCCACCAGACAAAATTGCCGGTGATTTAATAGCCCGCGGTTCAGACGTATTTCAAGCTGAGCTAGGTAATAGCGGCCTTAAACCCATATTCAGTGGTGTGCGTGTGCCCAACACGATGACCACGTTTGGCATATCGGAGCCATTGCGTAACGCCCAGTCTTGGCGGCTGCCGTTCAAGCGTGTGCGCGTGGTTAACCCTGGCTCGAGCGGCGTTACTGCTGCAGCATTGCAAGAATACGCAAAAACCCTAGAAACATTTTACCGAGCCGATCAAGAACGTTTTAAAACAGAATGCAATTACTCATGCCGCACTGGCGTGGTAAAAATTAATGGCACACCAATTGGATCGAGCTTCCAAGATGTTTCGACGCATGTAGGCGACATTATTGAGTTTCGCATTTATGCGGGCAATACTTCCAACATTCCGCAACTTGGCACTTTTGGCGTTCAAGATATTGCGGCAAAAGATGACAACTACAGACAGTCCTGCGATGATGCACTGATTGTTGGCGAAACTTACCTTATCGGTGCCACCGAAACTGTTTGCACTGGGTCGTCCCCTGCCAGCGAATTATGGGACACTGCAACGCAAAAAGCCTACTATTTCAAAGTCACCAGAGATGGTTTTGCACGAATTGTATCCGATGAGATTGCAATTCATGGCCCAGATTTTCGTGGTATAAACTTAGGTACTCGCATCAATAGCTGGCTAGGTCCAACAATCTGCAAGGTGGCCATTGGCCACATCACAACAACACGCAAATTAGACCAAGTTGAAATTGGTATTAAATCACAAGTCTGGAAACGTTTTAGCGGAATTGCTAATTTCTCCAGCATTCCAGATGAAGGTACACTAATCGCGCTAGAAGGCGGCGGCGGTACTTTTAATGTTGGCTCTTACAGCGACTACGGATTACGTTATTCATTTTTTAGGATTCAAATACGTGAAAAGGGCACTACGGAATGGATCTCGCTAGAACCGCAAGCTAGGGCGCCATTCTGTGTAAAAGGTCGCACACCAGTTGATCAGTTTAATTTTGTACGCATTAGATTTCCAAACACCAGTATTCAGTACGAAATTCGATTTAGACCTGTGTCCGGCGGAGCATATTTAGCATATAACTATGCAAATGACATTCCAGTCTGTGTGTTAGATGCACGATCAGGCGGTCCGGTTACTCACGCAGTAAGCAGCCCGCAACTTGGCGAAATTACAGTTAATTACGTTGGCTACAGAGAGCAAATAACACAAGCATCTGCAACCAACAGCGTGATGTTTTACGGTAGCAAGCCGGTGTCTGGGGTTGTGGATGGCTTGCAGGCTGTTCAATATATAACCAGTGGATCACTTAATGCCACGACATTTGGCACAACTGGCGGTTCTGGGTCTGGGCTAACATTGAGCGTGTATTCGGGCGCAAACGTAACCGAAGATCCGGTGGGAGCAGTAATCACTGGATTCTCTACTAGATGGCTGCATCAAGATGTAATGGGGGTTTCACCGCCTGATGGCTTGGGCCAATCCGTTGTACGCGACGTGGTATTCCAGCATGAATCCTCCCGCGATCCTTGGGGCAATCCTTACACGGTCACTGTAAGGATGACATTGCGCTCTGAAAATCTTGATGACTTTGGCCAAGGTTACACTGGCCTTCAATATATGTGGCGCAACGCCAACTTGGCTGGGTCGATTGTCACCATTGTTAGCACTAGCGCTCAAATGGATTTAGCGCCTGGCAAGTATGTAGTTAATAAGCCATCAAATTCTGCAACTCCCAGCAATGGAACGGTGCAAGCATCAATCAATGTGACGGTTACCCAGCAAACTATTTACACGGCAAGTGTAGCTATATCCAATGGCGGATCAGGCTATAGGGTAGGCGATGCCATACAAGTCGCTGGAGCGCCTATACCGCTTCCGATATTGCGTGTTGGCTCAATTTTTACCGCCAACGCAAATATTTCCATTGCAGAAGATTATGACGCTATTACTGATGTGTATTTATACGACCAGCAAGAAGGCAGCCACAAGAACGGTCCTGAGCATCAAATTGTTTATGTAAATGAGCAACGTCGAAATTACAAAAATGGTCAATACGGCCCTGAAGAATTTGCTCCGCAGTACGACCGCATGGCCATGGTTGGTTTGCAGTTGCGAAGCGGCAAAGAATGGAACGACTTTAACAATCTTACCTATTACGCCAAGCAAGGCCGCGAAGTTGTTCGGATGGTCGATCCGAACACAGGAGACACCAATGGCTATAGTCAATCAACGTTAATTGCCGGACCGTCGCATCTATTTCCAGAAATCCTGCGTAGCCTGCTGCGTTCTCCACTGACAGGCGCATCAAAGCTCGTTCCAGAGGCAATGATTGACTGGCCTGGTTTCCAGGAAGCTTGCAAGACCTGCATAGCTAATAATTGGTTCTGGGATGGCGTGATCGCTTCGCCAGTCAACGTCCGCGAATGGGCATACGAAACAGCGCCTTATTTCTTTTTGGATTTCTTAATACTAGGCGGCAAGGTTTCGCTGCAGCCTACATTTCCGGTCGATCCAACTCAACCGGATCTAGCGGGCTACTTATTGGCCGGAGCGTATGACCGTCTGCCACGCATTTCTGCCCTGTTCACTGACGGCAATATTGTTGAAGATTCCTTGCAGGTGAGCTGGTATCCATCAGAGCAACGCACAGCTCCGCAAGTGCTTGTGACCGTTAGGGATGAGGTCGAGAATGGCTTTGCTGAAACCCGCAATATTCTGGTTCGCTTGAACGTGCCAGATTCTGGCTCAGCACCAGTAGAAGCGGTTGATTTTACCGGATTCTGCACCAGTGCTCGCCATGCAGTTGATTTTGCCAAGCTCCTCATCCAAACCCGGCGCTATGTAACGCATACAGTCACATTTAAGACATTCCCCGAGGGGCTAGCCCTAGCACCTGGCGCCTACTTCAAACTGGCTAGCCAAGCGCGGCATGTGGATCGTTTCCAAAATGGTTATGTGCTTGATGATGGCCGCGTAGTTACCAGCACTGAAATCACCGGCTCTAATTCTGTCTATTGGTGGCGGCCTGGCACTGCCGACATTTTGCTGGGCACATTGACCGTAGACGGTAACGGTTACGCAACCGACAACAAGTTTGCTGGATCAGTTTTTACGGTTTACTCCGACGCCCGAAGTGCGCGGGTGTATAAGGCGGAGTTAATCTCCTATGATGAGGAAGGCATGGTGGAGATCACCGGCACTCACGTTCCAGTGACTGACCAAGGCAAGATAGTTTACTTAAACTTAGACGAAAGCTTATTTGAAATCGAAAACGAACAATGAGCTACACCGGGCCACTTTTTCCTAATATTGCCGCCACCAGTAGGTCGCTAACGGTTGGCGATTATCCCGGCGCATCGTTCCGATCCCAAAATGGCGCCGAGGTGCGCGTTCAATATGGCAACCGCCGCGTAGGTACTGAACTAAGTTTTACGTTCAGCAATATCACCGACGCCAACGCAGCACTAATCCACGACCATTACAACGATTGCCGTGGAACGCTGGGAGTTTTTGGAGTTGACCGCGCATCACTGACCCAACAAGGTAACCCTGGATTCCACGATGGCACCACGCCGCTTAGTGTAAACAATAGATTTTCTGCTGCGCCGTGGGGACTGCGCTACCGCTACGCCGAGCCACCGCAGTTTGACAGCATTAAGCCTGGGCGTATGTCGGTTACGGTAAAATTAACTGGGGTGCTTGACTCATGACCTACTACAGCGGCAAGGATGGCACTCTGACCTATAACGGCAGCTCGGTTGCCAAGGTCTCAAACTGGAGTTTTTCCAGCAGCGTTGACACGCTAGAGACCACGGCGATTAGCGACTCCGACCGGTCCTATGTGCCTGGGTTGCGCCAATACAGCGGCAGCGCCACGATCTTTTACTACGACGACGCGCCCAAGCCTTTGCTGCAACGCATTATTGGCACCAGCGCCGTTAGCGAATCTGACACCCTGGCACTAAAGCTAGGCTGGGGCAACAAATACGTACAAGGCAACGTAATAATCACCAGTGGCGAATTGAACTGCGCGGTTGGTGAGGTGATGCAAGCTACGATCCAATTCCAGTTCACCGGTACGCTAACCGGAGTAACTCTCTAATGGCGGTTTACCTTGGCAATGCTGGCCACATCGAGCTGGTGCGTAGCGGCATTGCTAACGCGCTGCAGGGCAGCGTAATCAACTCCTACGTCAATGTAACCAAGGGCACATTTAGTTTTGATTTTCAAGTCGGCACGTTGCTGACGGGAGATTTTGTCGAGTTCAAAACAACCGATAGCACAGATCTTAGTTTTGTTGCCGCTTCTGGCTGGGCCGATGCGGCACAACATACCTTTGGCAACTGGTATGTACACGTCGATCAGGTTGGCAGCATTAGCCTATACAGCGATTTTGGTAACGCACTTGCTGGAGAACTTACAGGCCGCGTAACACTGGCGACGATTGCTCGCACCATTCCGATCACTTGCTCTATTGTAAACAGCGTTCCAAAGGTGCTGGGACAGGTGGTTAGCTATGAGCTAACAACTGACCGCGAAACGGTTGACACTTCTGCATTGGGCGATGAATTTCGCAACCAGTACAGCACTTTGATCACTGGCAGCGGCCAGTTTGACTGCTTTTTTGATTACCGATACGCAAGTAGCTCACGTTACCCAGCATCTACTGAACTACCAATCTATTTGCATAACCTGCTGCTGCGCCAGCAGTTTGGCTCTGAATTTACAGCAAAGCTCTACATCATCGGCAGCGGCTATGGCCAAGGGTCAGATGCCGACAACGATACGGTTTGGCATGAGATTACGGGCATCGTCACTCAAGCGGGGATTAGTTGCAACAGCAGTGATGCCATGCACTCAACCATAAGCTTTGTAACGACAGGCCCAATTAAACTACGAACACAGACACTTGCGCCTCGTTATCTTGTGCAGGAGTCCGGCAGTAGAATCACACTACAGGACGGCACTGGATTCCTGATCTTGGAGGATAACGACTAATGGCAGACCTAAAAATTACGGAGCTGCCCAGTCTAGCTGGTGCGGATCTCGCAGCAACTGACCCGTTGGCCGTTGCCAGTCTTGCCGCAAGCGACACCAAAAAGATCACCGCAAAGGCGTTCACGCAAAAAGCGGTTACGCTGATCGACGACGCCTCGATCCCTGTTGCCAAAGTCAACCTCAGCGGCATCAGCGGCACCAACCTTACGGATGGCACGGTAACCGCCGCCAAGCTTAATACCAGCACGATCCCAGCCACCGGCGGCCTAGCGGTATCCAGCGGCAACCTAGGGCTGGTCGCGCCAACTAGCCCGATTGTTCGCAACGGCAGCACTGGTTCGCTAGAACACGCAACCAGCGGTGTAACCGCAGGCACTTATACCAAGCTGACAGTAGACGCCAAGGGGCATGTAACTGCTGGCACGTCAGTTGCAGCGGCAGACTTACCGATTGCGGTTAGCGGCACTGTCGGCGTTATGTCACCCGGCACCGGCCTAACCGTTACCGGTGGTGGAGTGTTAAACCACAGCAGCAGCATCACCGCTGGCACGACCAGTGGATTTACCTACAACGCACAGGGTCACATCACAGGCGCAGTGGCGCTGACTGGT